ATATCCACGAACAAGAATCTCATTGAATCTTTGGTGAACATTAGTATAAAACCTCATCTTACAAGTTCAAGATATTCTTCAAGTATGTGCTCTGATGGATCTAACAATGTCAATATTTTTTCTGAACTCATAAACATCTGAGTATTAGGTGTTAATTCTGACATCCACTTAGATACCTTTCCATCTATTATAACACATGGATTAATTAATTTACAATCTGGTTGTCCGATATCTGCAAGAACTTCATCAATCTCAGATATTAGAATTATTTGATTCGTCAAGAGTAGTACTTGAATCGGATTCGGTTGCTCCTCCACTTCCTGATCCGCTGGTTCCACCATCTCGTCCGTCGCTAGATTCGTCTGAATCATTCCTAGATCGTCTTCCATTTAATCTTTCCTCATAAGATGTTTTGATTGTATCTATCGGATCTGTAATACATACAATCCAATCTTTATTTACTATTATATCAGAGTCCTTTGATAAAGACATCCATTTGTAATATATTGCTTCATGTTTTGGAGATCCCTTTCCTTCTTTTAAAACTTGTGCAGTTTTAATTTTAATAGTATAAGGATTCTTAAAGACATAAGAAAGTAAATCATCACTGTCATCACGTAATTCTTTGACATCAGCGATAACCTCTTCTCCTGATTTTAATAAAACCAGTTGTATACTCATATTTTTTGTATAGTACTTGAATACATTATAACATTAAAAAAAGGGATCGTCAAGATCCCTAAAGTATTGCTTTCATAATAAACTCCTTAGATAAGATAGGATCATCAAACAGGTCTAATTGTATAGAATCTGCATCTACCTCAACATCATCTTTATTCTTACGACAATGTAACCAATAATATGTACTGTCTTCTCTCTTATAAAAGTAACTCGTATTATGTGAGTCAAGACAAAAGCAAGCAAGTAGATGGGGATATGTAATCTTACGATTAGGATCTGGTTTGGTAGACTTGCCCATGTTCGCATACATGGGTGTCTTACCACTACCGTGAGGAGTAGGTAAGTTTACCCCATGATCTCCAAATAAATCGTATCCTTTAACCATTAAAGATATACTTTTTTAGCATGATGTTCTGGTACAATTTTACCTAATGTAATTGTAAGTAATCCATCTGCAAAAGTTACATCCTTTATTTCTATATCATCTGAAAGAGACCACTCTCTTGAGAATGATCTTGATGCAAGACCTCTGTGAAAGTATGTCTCTTCATCTTTCTTCTCTTTAGTTCCTTCTACGAATATCTTACCATATTCTGTGTAAACTTTAACTTCTTTCTTTTTGAATCCTGCGAGTGCAATCTCTAATCTGGATTCAACGTTGTTTACATGAACAATATTGTATGGTGGATAATTAGCATTTGTGTTTGTATTCCAAAAACTTTCAAAATAATCATCCCATCCTATGCTGTTCTTATGAATCTTCTCCATTAATTCTGGAAGATCGGCAGCAGTGTATCTCTGAATGTTAGTCATAGTTCTCCTTAATAAGCGAGTGTGAATTGTGGACCCTTTCGGCATCCACTACTAATTATATCATTTAAAAAATTCACCCGTTTCGGAATACTCTTCTAATCTAGTTCGGGTATCCTCCCAACCTTTAACATAGTGCGTAGAACCGCCCACTTCCTGTAGTGCAAACGCTAATGGATAATCATTACCATTTTCATCCATTCGATCTCCAAAGAAATGTATTTCGTCATTTAAATCAAAGTCTCTTATTATCTGACCCTTATCATTTCCTTTCAATGATATATCCACACCTGTTTCTCCACCAACAAATGCATATAAATCTGGAAATGCTTTATTAAATCTTTTTGCTATTTCAATTCTTTCATGATTATCATGATCCCATTCTTTATATACTTCTCTCTCTGTCCAGTTAGCACCTCTACCTAAAATACTAAAGTTTACACAACCAGGTCTTTTTTCAATATGTGTTCCTGTTCTAACTGCAAATAAACTTTGTTTTAATTCCTCAAATAAAAATTCTTTAGCATCATCAGGCAACTCCCAATCACTGCGATATACATTTTTATCTTTTTCATAGACATCATTACCTGCACAGTTATAAACTCTTTGTGCTCGATAATAAACATCCAATCCAATCTGATCAATAGTTTTTTCTCGATTACTTCCTGTAACTAAGTAAACATCATGTTTACAACAGAACTTAATCATGAATGCTTCAAAACTTGGATCAATCTGTTTCCGACTAGGAGTCAGAGTTCCATCAATATCAAAAATAAATTTTATCACTTCTATTCAGTTTCTTCTACTTTTTTCTTTTTACCGATGTTATACTTAGTTTCTAATATCCAATCACCTTTATCTTTGTATGCTAATACTTTGATCTGATTTAAGGGAGCAATGTCAGTTACTTTCTCAGGAGTAAGAACTGTTACAAGACCCCAATCACATAAGAGTTGGATTATGCGATTACGACGTTGAACATCATTCTGAGTTAGATTAGCATGTTTACCATCTAATGCAAATAGTTCTTTAAAATGTACAATATAATATCTACCTTGTTTATGAAGAATATGACAGGATTGATATATCTTTTTCTCTTTACGGGATGCTACCCCAATTCTTGTGAGAGTCTCTCTTACTTTTAAAAAGTCATCTGGTTCATTCAGTGTGACTTCAATCATTTGATCAGCAGACCACTTGATCTCAGGTTCGGCAATCATTTTGTTCCTCCAGTTTCAAATTTAGATTTTATAAAATTAAGTTGTTCTTTGGTTAGGATTCTTAGGGCTTGCTTTGCCTTCTCGTTACTATATGCATAATAACGTTTCACAGAATCAAGATCTTTAATCTCATCTTTACGGAGCCAAGGAGAGAATCTCTTTCGCTTCCTCACACTATTTAGATAAAATGAATATTGCATATCACTACCCAGTTGTGGCCTAAGATTCATTTCATTTGCAAACATAATCGTATCTAAATGACCAGACATGCATTTGTTAATAATATATGAAGGATACTTTGCTGTAGGGTCTTCTTCAAGAATATTCTTTTTGTTTTGGTTGATTGAGTTCAACCAGTCTTTCAATTCAGTCATTTCGGTAATCTGCGATTAAAGTTCCAATTTTCAAATTTTACAAGGAGTTTAATTAATCCAACTAATGTTCGTTTTACAAACTCTTCAAAAAATATAATCGGTATGAATACAATTTCAAAGGTAGTCATCTTATGATTTGTATGTCGTCCTGTTCTGTCCATAGTTCAACCTCTTCTCTAAATCTATTCTCACTCTTTAGTTTTTGATATCTCTTTGTTGCCTTTCTCCTCCACCAAGAAATAATATTATCAAGTTCAAATTTATCATAGTTTTGTCCTGGTGTCAACTTATCTTGTTCTCCTAATATTACTTCCCTAACATTTGAGTAACCATAATCAGAAATATAAAATCTCTTTTTTTGAGTAATCGAGAATGCATCTTTAATTACATTATTGAATCTATTCAACTTATTTTGGTTTCCAAGATTGTTCCTAATAATTGATATCATCTTTGTCTGTCTTTTCATCTTCTTTGAAGATGCTTTATTATCAGTAAGAGGTGTATTGTCATTTAGCATAGTAAAATGATCATGTAGTTTATGAAATTGCTTATCATGCATGAGAGGTATGAATTTGCTCTCTGTAAGTCCTTTATACCTCATAAAGGGTTTTAGTCCATCATACTGTGAAGCAGACGTTGCAGACCCATACAGAGAGGTGGTTTCAAATAATCCGATGTCTTTTTCAAAATTTTTATTTAATTGCTCTCTTGCATAGTGCGATATACACATCAGTGCAAGTAATTTACCGCCAAGATAATTATATCCAAAAGGTTGTGATGGTACAATAACAAATCCCATCGCTGCATGGCGATTGAATAAGGAAAGGTCTGGTTGTTTTCCCAACCAGATATTTCTTGGTTTTGAATTGATTGTAGGAGATCCAAATCTAACAAATCCAATAACCTTATTAGTATTTTTTTCAAATATCATCCACTTCAATTCTCTACCAGGAATATTCTGTTCATTATTATGAGAAGATACTGCTGTGAGTAAATTAGAATAATATTTCTGATCAAGTCCACCCTTACCAACACGAACTATATTAAATTCCATATCTTCTGGATGCATATCTTCATTAAAGAATTCATCAGAAAGAGAAACTAATGATGTTCTAGAACTCAATACCTCTTTTTTTACAAATCTTAGATAATCTTCAATGTCATCAAAGTTTGAAAAATAATTTATAAATTCATCTGCTGCCCATTCAGCAGTTTTTTGTGTTACTTTCATCTTCATCATCAGGTGATATGCAGAAACTCATTTCTTCATCATACTTTCTTTCATATTCATATCCATCCAATACAACCACTGGTGCAACAACAGTATGGAACTCACGAAAGTATTCCATTCGATCTTTTGCATATTTACGAGGTTCTTCTTTCTTCATAACCCATTCCAGAATGTGTCTGATGGTGTTTGCATATTTCTTGAGATAACATATAAACCAACATTACATAGGAACCAAAAAACATTAGTTACCCATGCTTGTCTCCAACAATACCTTCTATTTGTTTGTACAATAAAAAGGTTAGTCTCGTTATCTTTAACAAACTGTTCTATTATCAATGAGATAACAAAACCTATTGCAAAAACATAAAATAGCAGATTTAGTAAACCTGCCATTGAAAATAGAAAACTAATCATCGTGGTCGTCCCAAGGGTCGGTTAAATTTTTGTTTGCAAAAAATCCTTTATACACACCATATCCTGCTAACAAAATAGTTATTACAACAATTGATATACCAAAAGTATAATTAGGATCAAATGTAAAATGTGGAATCAAAGTATCATTACACTTAGCAATCATCTCTGGATCATTCCAAGTGCCAGGCAATGTGTATACTGGTGGGCATGCTAAAAAAATCATGGGTGGTGTTCCTCTAAAAATGTTTCAATGTCAAGCAAAGCATCAATCTTTGCTAACATATCAGCAATGTGTTTGCTTATATATGGTTTCTCTGTTCGTGCAGAGAATGCAAGTGCATTTCTTAAATGTATGGTTGATTCATCTAAAGAATCTCTAACTTGTTTTGATAAACTCATTTGAAATAAATCTCCTTCATGTAATAATAAAAAATAAACATTGAACTTATACCTAATAATAACACAAAAATACCAAAAATGCCAAATACGTTAAGTTTAAATGGTTTTGTTTTTCTCACTTAAATTCACACTCCACCATAATCTCTGTCAATGCTGCCAATAGATTTATTTCTTGGTCGGCAACAAAAGCAGACTGATACTGATACTTAGCAACAATAAGCACTGCAGCAGCAATACTCGGACCATCAACGACTCCAGTGAGACCATCATAAACACGACGTAGAAGAACGTTAGAATCGTTGTCCAAATTAGAATTGACCCACTTCCTAACTTCTGGAAAATTTTTGTCTTTAAGATTTTTGATAACATCGTTTACTGCAACATCTGAGAACGTAACAAGAATACCAGAATCAATTTTACCACTTACAGCGTACCTTTGACACTCATTTAAAACTCTTCTCCAATCTGGAAAATGTTTACTAATTAACTTTGCTAATACTTTTGGTTCATTTTCGATACCTTCTTTATCTAAAATACTTTTAAGTCTTTTAAAAAATAAAAGCATTATTTCTTCCTTCTCTTTACCATTGATTGAGAAGTCAACTACTGCACATCTTGAATGTAATGGTTCTAAGATTTTATTCTTATAATTGCAAGTAAAGATAAACCTACAATTATTTGCAAACTCTTCAATGAATGCTCTTAGAAGTAGTTGAACATCATTACCAGTATTATCTGCCTCATCTATAATGATAACTTTATGTTTGGCAGTTGATGATAAGGAAACAGTTGATGCAAAATTCTTTGCATTGTTTCTAACTGTATCTAAGAATCTACCTTCATCTGATCCATTGATAAGATAAAAGTCTACTCCTAGTTCATTACATAATGCTTTCGCAACAGTTGTCTTTCCAATACCAGGAGGTCCAGAAAGAAGCATGTTTGGTATCTCACCTTTATTTAGAAACTGACTAAAGGTTTTCTTAATATTTGATGGGAGAATGCACTCTTCAATTGTTTTGGGTCTGTATTTTTCAACCCATATAAAATCACTCATTAGATCTCCATTCTTTTCTCATTATAACATACTTTTCATCATATGCTGCTTTATCTCTCATTTTTTTGAAAACATTTGCAGACTTGGACTTTTCACAGTGTAGTGCGGTTGGCGACTGCGGTGATACGGAACCATCTCTAGCGTACTTTTTCCCACTAGGATGATTTGCATACCGACGGGAGCGAGTAAATCCCATCTCAAGAAACTTCCTTGCCATATCCATTCCAATGAAGTCCTGTTGCTCCTTATAGTCACAAAACATGGAGTAGATTTTATCAGCAGATTTGC